CTAACGTTTTGAGTCCTTATCCTTTTCTTGCTTAACCTCATTGATTACATCTAGCATATTGCTTAAGCATTCTCTTGCTGGGGAGCCCGCTTTCTCCAATGCTGATTTAGCCTTTGCTAAATAGGTTTCAACCTCCGCATTAGTGCTGTGTATCATCATCGGTATGCTACATATCAAAGTGGTTCCAAACCGTTGCTGTAAAGGATCTGGGTTCAACTCAAATTGATTGGTGACATTCAGCACTAATTTGGGGGCGCGGATAAGCGCCATGCTGATGGCGGTCGCCAACTGCTCAGCATGCTCGTCATCCAGATTATCACCAGTGCTTTTAATCTTCGCTGGTAATGCCTGAATGGCTGCCTGGTCAGCGCTGGACACCCGCTTAATATAGATTATCCAGTCACTCTCTGACGCTATACAGGAAGCCGAAATAATGCAGACAATTAGATACAGTGCGTACTTTTTCAACGCACTACCTCAAGCGTACGATCTGACGAAAGAATTATTTTAGAGCGAATGTGAGGCCCCATGATTATGCAGCCCTCGGACGCAAAACCAGGAATGGCTGGTGCCTTTTTCTCGCCATGGATGCGAAAAAGCGATCGTCCATAACTCTCGCCAGAGGTTTGTTTAAGGTTGATTGTCATTGGCCCCCTTGAGGATGTATGGCCTCCTATGCGATACGTTCCGCGTGGTAATGGTCCCATCCCCTTAACGTGCTGACGGTCTGGATTATTTTTGTTTGTCAGGTTTCCGGAATATCCTGTGCCAATAAGTTTACCTTTATGCCAGAGTTCGCCAGTACTTTGGTAGTAGGTCCATGCCATGAGCTATTCCCCTTATGCCGCGCTGCGTTCTTTCCAGCTATCGGAATGGACAATGTTACCGTCCAGATATTTCCATGTTATTTTTTCATATGTCATTTCTATGGCTTCCATATGATCATAATGTGTGAAGTCGGGATCCTTCACATCTTCCATATAAGGCACAATGCAGGTAATACGTGCATTTTCCATAAAAATATTAAAATATTCTTCCTCCTGCCCTTCATAGTTGATTCGATAAAATTTTAGCTCAGCAGATTTAAGAACTCTTCCCGTACTAACGATCTGATAAAGGTAAGGACTTGAGACGTCTTGCGCTTTTGTAAAAACAAAAGGGGAATGTTGGCGTGTGGCTGTTATTTTTCCGGAGTAATCATCTGTAGGTATCTCCACGCCGTGTGACAGTCCGGTTATTTCAATGCTACCTTCGCGTCTATGTACATCAACGTCACCTTTTAACTGCTTCCCTTCTTCGCTGTAAAGCCAGAGATAAAGTGGTATAGCCATTCTGATTAACTCCATTTATTTCATTAATTGCTCTGACCTTACTCCTTCATGATTTTTCTGTTTGTAACATTTCGTGTCAATGTTGTTACGTATATTGGCGTGGTAAATGATCCAATAAAAAACATACTTTTAGGAAATATATTTAATCATCAACTTTGATGTGTATCTAAAGCCTGATTAGGTGACTGGCGACGTGGACTCATGTTAATCCCTTCATTGAGTAAAGTTAGAAGGGGGAGTTTTTTAAAGGTGCGGAGTCACGACAACGGCCCTATGTGTTCCACTATCGAAATCCCGATATGTATCCAAAAAAGCACATGGGCTGGAGATTTCTCTCCAGCCATTGCTGTATCTGGTGGCCCCTGCTGGACTTGAACCAGCGACCAAGCGATTATGAGTACCTACTGAAACAACCGGAAATAAATACCTTACTTATCATTGATATAGCTTGACACTGTTTGCCAATGATTACCCATTGTTAGCCATTTCTACCGCCACTTTATCGCCACTGTTATTCACTTTTTCCTATCTCAGGGAGTTTGCTAATATGCAAAATCTCTCCTAGTAAGAGGTAGCAGTTTAAGAAAAGTGACTGTGCTTCTTCTATCGAAACATCGGCATGCACGCCTGTTGAAACTCTGCCATACAGATTGGAAAGATTTTGGCGAATTTTGTCCTTTCTGGATTTGCTTTCAACTCTCTGATGAACAAACGCATTCAGACGGTTTAGATGCTTTGAGGCATCGAGGGATAAATTGTTTCCCCCAATTTCGTATGTCTCATCTGAGGGAGGAAAGATTGAATCTGCGAAACTATCAATGATACGTCTTACTGTCGTAAGTGCTTGGCTTACTGACTCTTCTTCTCTTTCAGCCAGTCTGTTAACAACAGAAGGTATCTGTTGAAGAACATCCCCGCACATTCCAGATATTAAGGTATCAACGTCTTTTTTGTAATTTTCAAAAATTGACTCGGCTAGATAATCAAGTTCTTTTTCGTAATAAATTTCAGCAGTGAATGTATGTAAAATCCCTAAGACTCGACTTCTGATGCCAGTAAGTTTTGATATGAGGTTTGAGATTCGTGATTTAGCCTGTAGATGGTTACTTAGTGCAATGTTAGCTAAATCGGTACCACTAACATTTGGTGTTGTCATTGATTCTAATTCTGTAGTCTTGACCACAATCAAAGAATCAATTTGAGCTATTGGACTCCAGTGCCCCTCTTTTTTCTCCCTGTCAGTCCATCGACCGGTAAGCCCCATGTATCGGAGGGATAATTCAACATCTGAATAGTAGCCTCTCATTTCGTAGCCAATCCACTTCTGAAATTCCTCGCTACCACATAGTCTTGCTAAACGAGATGCTTTTAGTATTAACTGCTCAACTTTTAATCGTGAAAGTTCAATGTCATCTAACAATTCTTTCGCTAATTCAAGCTCATGCTCTGAACGAACTAAAGGCATTTTTATTCCTCCTGAATTTTACGTATGTGCCAGTGGGTTTAATTTTACTGCGTCCTCTAAATGGTCAGGGGCAAAGTGCGCATATCGCATAGTCATTTTGATATCGGTATGGCCGAGTACTCGCTGCAAGACCAGAATATTACCGCCATTCATCATGAAGTGACTAGCGAAGGTGTGGCACAAAACGTGGGTAAGGTGTCCTGCGGGAAGTTCGATGCCCGTTCTTTTTAGGGCAGACCAAAACGCGCCATAACAATCACTAAACAACCGACCTTTTTTATCACCAGGCAGAGACTCGTAGGGCTCTTTGCTGATTGGAACGGTGCGGTTTTTGCTGCCTTTCGTGTTGCTGTATGTGATTTTGAATTTTGCGAGCTGGCTTTTTCTCAGACTCTTGGCCTCAGACCACCGTGCGCCAGTGACGAGACAGATTCTTACCACGGTTTCTAAATCAAGGTGGTCATGCCGGCACTCTCCTAAAAGTAGCGAAATGCCATAAGCCCTATACCATGAATCATCCAGCTTTTTTAACGTGCGTCTGTCTTCCTTTTCTTCCTGCCACGGGTTTTGGACGGTGTACTGTTCAAACGCAAACGCTTCGCCTTTGGTGACGAATTTCTTTCTCATACGTTTGCCTTTTGCACCGTCTGGTAAGTGCTAGCAATTCCAACCGCCAGTAGGATTCTCACGACCCACCCTTAATTAACCTCGCTGTAAATCCCCACCACGCGTCCCACCGTTTTTATCTCGTCGATACCGCATTCAAAGGGAACCTTGCCGCCCGCCACGTGAAGTTTTTTACCCGGCAGCAGCGTCAGATCGCGGATGCTGGCGGTGCCTTCAATCTCAACCAGCCACAGGCCGTCGGTTAACGAGGCGTCTTTTTCAATAAAGTGCAGCTTCCCCTCCGCCCGGACGGCGATGCCGCGAGACAGCGGTTTGCTAAAGAAACCAGAGTCGATACTCAAAGTAGTATTTTCTTCCAGCTTTCCGTCACCGAGTGTGAATGTTGAAACCGAAACCGGATCGCCCGGGGCAGGATGACCTTCAAACTGCGCACCTTGCCCGGTCATCAGCCAGCGAAGGCTCGCGCCGGTGTCCAGCGCGCACTGCACCGCAAAGTCGTAAGAGATGGTTCCGCGCGCGTAGCGGTTCTGAAGCGAGCTGGCGGCAATGTTGAAGTGGCGTGCGAGCTGGATTTTCTGGGTGAAACCATATACCTGACAGATTCTATCGAGTAACTCTTCATTATTCACTTGAGAATCTAAGATCAAAATATATTCCTTTGGGTGTTTACTAATACTCATTTGGGTATTAGTATCATTGCAAATGCGGGCAATCAGCGGCAGACGTTGGCAAACAGAGGCTAATGATTGCAGACAGTATCAAAATGGGAATCATGCAGCATGGCATCTGAAATCGCAATCCTCAAACGGCGGAAAAAGCCGTGCTCTGCCCGTTTTCAGCGCACTGGCGTGCGTGACCTTACGGGAGGGGAGATATGGCGATAGAAGCCGCATGTGCAAAGGTGCCACTTAGCGTGGGGGCGCGTCTTAGCGGGCTTAACCACGTCGCTGAACTCCGCGCCCGCTACGGGAGCGATAGCGGAAAAGAGCTGGCGCGGTTTATGGCTGACATGCGCGATAAGCGCGATCCCTGTTTTGAGGAGAACAGCAGGGCGCTGGCCGCCCTTTTTTTCCTGGCGAGACTACCCGTCGCCCGCCATGAGTGCGAGATCGGTGAGTTGACGACAGAGGAGAAACGGGCGCTGATTAACGCCATGAACCATATCCGTGCAGTCGTGAGTTTATTTCCTGAACGGCTGACCATGCCGTTGTAACCCAACCAAAAACCTAATGGCGTAAACCCGCCGGGCATTCTATTGCCTGAAATTAAGGAGAACGCGTGATGCGACACAGTGAAAACCACCCTTATCCGATAGGGAACGAAGAGCTGCAGCGCCTGCTGGCGGAGGCAAAAACAGAGGAACGGTGCGCGCGAGCCCTTGCAGTCTCCCTGCGTCTGGAGGCGCTGGCGAGCCATATCAACAAAACCGGCATGAGCGGAGAGGACGTTGCCGAACTGCTGTGCCACGAGGCGGCCCGCTACGAGCGTGAAGCCCAGGAGCTGCACTGATGGCCGATTTTATCGATCTTGCTCAGGCGCGCGAGCAGGAAGACAGAGAGCGTTACATTGATCGCGCCCGCAGACGGCCCGCAGCGCCTTCGCGTTTTATGTGCGAGGAGTGCGAGGCCCCGATACCCGAGGCGCGGCGAATGGCGGTGCCCGGCGTGGCCCTGTGCGTCACCTGTCAGGAGATCGCGGAGATGAAAAATAAGCACGTCCGGGGAGGATGAGTTGGCTACGTCATTTGCTTATCCGTGGAACGCGCCACGGTCGGCCATTGCCAGCCCTTATCTCACCCATGCCCAGCAGCAGCGCCGCAATCGCCTTTTCGCGGCGCTGCTGCAGGCAAGAACTGCCCTCTCACAGCAGCCTGACTGCGTTCGCTTTGAGGTCTGGCGCACGGTTGACGCTCTTGAGCAGCATCGGGGCGGCCCGCAGGCCAATGCCTTTTTGATCCGCTTCTGCAACAGAATGTTGCCCCGCCTGCGGCAGGTCTCTGAACGCTATGGCTGCGCAGGCCTGCACGACGAGGTCTCGAGGGCCGTATTTGACGGTCATTTCGACACCCAGCTTCTGCAATACCTCGCCTCGCGGATGGTCGCGCTGGTTGCCCGCTATAACCGCCTTGCGGATATGTCCCGCGCGGATATCGACCTGCTGGCTGCCGATATCGCCAGCTTTATTCGCGGCGAGCTGGCGAATATTAACGATGCGGAGATGGGGGAATACCAGACGCTGTACGTCTGGTATCAGCGCGCCGGACTGATCGCCCGGCAGTTCAACGTGTCGCCTCCGCACTGGGAGCGGGTGTCGAAGACGTTTTTCGACAGAGATGACGTTGCGGCGGCGGTGATCCGCCTGTTTTCCGAGGCGTGGTGGCGCGGGCGTCTGCGTCGGATCGCGGCTGCCTGGCGCGAGCATTTGCAGATTGCCCTCGGCAACGTCAGCAAAAAGAGAACGGCGTATGCGAGCAAACGCTGCGTGACCGAGTGGCGCGAGCAGAAGCGCCGCACCCGCGAATTCCTCAAGGGCATGGAGCTTAAGGATGAGGAGGGCAACCGCATCAGCCTGATTGAAAAATACGATACCTCGGTGGCCAACCCTGCCATACGCCGCTGTGAGCTGATGACCCGCATCCGCGGGTTTGAAAATATCTGCGAGGCGCTGGGCTATGTGGGCGAGTTCTGTACCTTAACCGCGCCCGCGCCGTATCACGCGACGCTGAAGTCGGGCTATCCCAACGCGAAGTGGAACGGTGCCAGCCCGTCGGATACGCAAGGCTACTTTACCCGTCTGTGGGCGCGTATCCGCGCAAAGCTGCACCGGGAGGGGATCCGTATTTTCGGTATTCGCGTTGCAGAACCCCATCACGACGGTACGCCCCACTGGCACATGCTGTTGTTCATGCTGCCGCAAGATGTTGAGTGCGTTCGCCGGATTATCGGGGATTACGCGCGGCAGGAGGATGCGGATGAAATGCAAAGCGAAAGCGCCAGACGGGCGCGCTTTCACGCGGAGGCGATCGATCCGCAGAAAGGCAGTGCAACCGGCTATATCGCGAAATACATCTCAAAGAATATCGACGGCTATGCGCTCGATGGCGAGACCGATAACGAAAGCGGCGGGCCGCTGAAGGAGACGGCGTCCGCCGTGTCGGCCTGGGCGGGGCGCTGGCATATTCGCCAGTTTCAGTTCATCGGCGGCGCGCCGGTAACGGTTTACCGCGAGCTGCGGCGTCTGGCGGATACCGAGGCCACGCGCGGTCTGAGCGTTGAGTTTGCCGCCGTCCATGAGGCTGCGGACGCCGGGGACTGGGCGGGTTACGTCACCGCGCAGGGCGGGCCGTTTGTGCGTCGCGATGATTTACAGGTGCGCACCCTGTACGCGCCGCGCGCCGGGTTTAACCAGTATGGAGAGGAAACGGTCCGCATCCACGGCGTGTACGATGCGGTCGTAGGGGCGGGCAGCCCGATTATAACCCGACTCACCCAGTGGAAAATTGTGCCGAAGCGGGTCGCGGATCTTAAGAGCGCGCCTGGATCCTCTCGGAGTTCTGTCAATAACTGTACGCTCACCGATCTATCTCAACCTCTCAGCCGACGTGCAAGGCGGGCGTTAACCGAACGCATTAAATTTATCCGCCCTGGCGCGGCGTCGCCCGTCGTCTTCGCGAGCGACCCGCAGAACGGGGTGCCGGAGAAGGTGATCGAGGAGATACGGCTCGTCACCGGTATCGCCATCAGTCGGGGAGAGGCCCTGCATCTTATGGCGGGTGGCACCAGCCGCTTTAACGACAAATGGTGCAGAGGCGCAGCGGACGGATCGGTCTTTCCGGCACCGTGTTCTTACTCGCAAAAGGCGCGGAAAATCCTTGAACGTATTGGGTATTTAACGGATCGCTTCGCTCAGAGAGCGCGCTAATCTTCATCCATATCATGTACATACCGCGAAGAGTTCTGATTTTTCGCTTCACTCTTTTTATGAATACGTGCTACTGTATGTTTATACAGTATCTCGTGGTGGAGGTTGTGTGGACAGAGAGTTGAACGAGCAGGTCATGATTGAACGCGTCGAGATGATTGCTCGACTGACGACAGAAGGAACGTGTCAGGAAAGAGATCGTGAGATTGCCCTGAATTTGATTGCTGAGATTGCGCGGGGAAATTTAATCAAGAACAACGCATTTACCGTTGTTTTCTCAGCATCGCCTGTTCCGGAACGAATCAAAAAAGAGAGCAACGTTCGGGTGAACATCACTCTCGATAAGGATCAGCTGATTGCTCCTGCCGTCGTTGAGGCTTTTCAGAGCGAACTGACCCGCAGAATACGATCCCTGTTTCCGTCATCGCGGGTGACCGTGAAAATAGGATCGGTGACGGGGGTCGAGCTCCAGGGGCTTGAAAAAGAGGCCGATCGCGAAATGCTGGACGCTATTCTCCGGGAAGTCTGGGAAGACGAGAGCTGGCGCTAGCCTTAGCGTCATCACCCGAACGACCCCCCTCATTCACATTTTGCGCTTCCGTTGAAACACGCTTCTCTGCACGCGGGCGGTCTGTTGTGCCCGCGATTGTCCATCCGTCAGCGATAGCGAAAAACCGGCTGGCCCGGGAAACTCTACGGTACCTGGAAACCGGATGTAGGGAGCGTCTGATGAAAATCTATGCAATGCAGGGGGACACGCTTGATGCCGTTTGCGCCCGCTTTTATGGGCGCACGGCTGGCGTCGTTGAAGCCGTTCTGAAGGCCAACCCTGGCCTCGCGGAGCTAGGCGCTATCTTGCCTCACGGCACGCCGGTCGAGATGCCGGAGGTGAGTAGCGCCCCCACCAAAGAATCCGTAAACCTATGGGACTGAGCCTGGAGAAAATCACCACGTTTATCGCCTACTGGCTGGCCGTGGCGCTGGCCTGGTTCGGGGCGATCTCTCCTGAGAAAGTCGCGCTGTACGTGGGGAGCGTTTGCGCCATTTTTACCGCGCTGACGAACTACTGGTTTAAGCGTAAAACCTGGCGCTACCTCCAGTCTCTGGGCCTCGATAAGAAGAGCATTCGTGAACTCAATCATTAAGCGTTGCAGCGTCGCCGGCGTGCTGGCCATGGCGGTGCTGGTGCCTGACTTTCGATTACTGAAAACGTCCCCGGAGGGGCTGGCGCTGATTGCCGATCTCGAAGGATGTCGCCTCTCGCCCTACCGGTGCAGCGCTGGCGTCTGGACGTCAGGCATTGGCCACACGGCAAACGTTGTGCCGACGCGGAACATTACCGAGCGCGAAGCCGCGGTCAATCTGGTCGCTGACGTGCTCAACGTTGAGCGGCGCCTGGCGGCGTGCGCCCCGGTGGAGATGCCGCCCCGGGTCTACGACGCGCTGGTGAGCTTTACCTTTAACGTCGGCGCAGGCGCCGCCTGCCGTTCGACGCTGGTGTCCTTTATTAAGCGTAAACAGTGGCCGCATGCGTGCGAACAGCTAACCCGCTGGGTGTACGTCAACGGCGTCAAAAATGCCGGGCTGGAAAATCGTCGCGTTCGCGAGAAGGCCTGGTGCATGAAGGGGCTGCCGTGAGGGTCCTGATGCTGGCGCTGGCCGGGCTGCTGGCCATCACGCTGTGGCTGCGCCATGACAACCTGTCCCTGTCCCGTTCCCTGTCCACGGCAAACCGGGTTGCCAGCGAGCAAAAAATTGCCCTCGCCACCCTTAACCAGCAGCTTTCCCAGTCGCAACGGATGGCCAGAGCAAACGAAAACGCCCAGGTCAGGCTGCGTGAAGAGCTTGTCACTGCGGGTGAGGAGCGGGCAAGACGGGAAGCGACTATCGGGAGATTACTCAATGAAAATGAAGCGTTACGCCGCTGGTATACCGCTCAGCTGCCTGATGCTGTCCGCAGGCTGCACACCCGCACCGCCTGCGCCTCCGCAGCCCGTTGTTTACAACGCCTGCCCGAAGGTGAGCCCCTGCCCGATGCCGGGAAGCGAGCCCGCCACTAACGGCGATCTCAGCGCGGATATTCGCAGGCTTGAATACGCCCTTATCGCCTGCGCGCTGCAGGTGGAAACCCTCAAAGACTGTCAGGATAAACTCGATGCACAAACTCAAGAGCCTGCGTCAGGCATTAATTGACGCGATCCCCCAGCTGAATGCCCAGCCGGAGCGCCTGCAGATGTCGGTCGGCAGCGGCAACATTGACGCCCGCCAGGCCCCCTCGCTCTCCTTTGAAAAGCGGTATGCGCTGAACGCGAAGGTCAGCGGGTTCACCGGCAACAGCGAGGAATTTTTCGTCCCGGTGCTGGCCTGGCTATGGGAAAACCAGCCGGACATTTTTACCCTCGATGAAGGACGCAAAAACGGTTACACCTTCGCGATAGGCTTAAACGATGACGATACGACCGATATCAGCGTCAGCGTGCAGGTGACCGAGCGCATTCTTGTTTCTCAGGATCAGGGCGCTCTGCACGCAACGTATTCCCCGGAGCCGCCGCTGCCGGAGCCCGTTACGCGGCCGAAGGCGTTGTACATCAACGGCGAGCTGGTCAGCCAGTGGGAGGACTAGTCTCCCCGCGCTGAAGGCCGCCAGCCGCCTGCTGAGCCGGCCGCTTGTTGTATCATCCCGCAGAAAACCCCGTCTCGTTGCTGCCGTTCGTCCTGAACGGCATTCTCTTCTCATGAATACATTAACTTCCATGAACGGTATCGCTCGCGCGATCCGCAATCTGATTCGTATCGGTGTTGTGACCGACGTTGACCTCAACAGAGGGCTTTGTCGTGTCCAGACCGGCGGGATGAAAACCACCTGGCTGAACTGGCTAACCTGCCACGCGGGACGTTCGCGCGTGTGGTGGGCCCCTTCCGAGGGAGAGCAGGTGCTGCTGCTGGCCATCGGCGGGGAGCTGGATACCGCCTTCGTGCTGCCGGGCATTTTCTCTGATGACCATCCGGCGCCGTCCGGGTCGCCTGACGCGTTCCACGTCGCTTTCCCTGACGGCGCAGTGATCGAGTACGAACCCGCGCGCGGGGCGCTGACGGTTTCAGGCATTAAAACGGCCGACTTTACCGCCTCTGAATCGCTGACCGCCACCGTGCCGGAGGTGCGGGTGACGGCAACGTCCCGCATCACGCTGGATACGCCTGAAGTGGTGTGTACCAACAGGTTAATCACTGCCTCTCTTGAAGTGCAGAAGGGCGGCGTGATGGCCGGAAATATTGAGCACTCCGGCGGTAAATTCACCTCCAACGGGGTGCAGGTGGACAACCATGCGCACGGCGGTGTGCAAAGCGGCGGAAGCTGGACTAAGGGGACACAATGACGGTGCGCTACAGGGGAATGAACAGGCAGACCGGGCTGAGCCTTTCAGAGGCTGACCACATCCGGCAAAGCGTGCGCGACATTCTGGTCACGCCAATTGGCTCGCGGGTCATGCGGCGGGATTACGGCTCGCTGCTGGCGGCGATGATCGACAGGCCACAAAGTCCGGCGCTGCGCCTGCAGATCATGGCCGCATGCTATTCCGCCATCCAGAAATGGGAGCCGCGAATAAGCCTGACGGCCATCACCTTCGAGCGTTCGGAGAACGACGGGACGTTGTATGTCGATATTACCGGCACGCGCCCGACCTCCGGACACTCCTTTTCTATCACCATTTCACTGAGTTAAACCCTATGGCTATTGTTGATCTGAGCCAGCTCGCCGCGCCTGATGTCGTGGAGGAGGTGGATTATGAAACGCTGTTGGCAGAACGAAAGGCCACCTTTGTCTCGCTCTTTCCGGAAGAGGAGCGGGAGGCGATTGCACGCACGCTGACGCTGGAGTCAGAGCCGATTGTGAAGCTCCTGCAGGAGAACGCCTACCGGGAGGTGCTCTGGCGCCAGCGGGTTAATGAGGCTGCGCGTGCGGTGATGTTGGCCTATGCCGCGGGTAGCGATCTGGACCAGATTGGGGCCAACGCTAACCTTGCGCGTTTGGTCATTTCCCCTGCCGACGATACCACGTTTCCGCCGACCCCGGCCGTGATGGAGTCCGATACCGATTTTCGCTTGCGGATCCAGCAGGCGCCGGAGGGGCTGAGCGTGGCCGGTTCGACGGGGGCGTATCAGTTCCACGGCCGCAGCGCAGATGGCCGGGTGGCGGATATTTCCGTGATCAGCCCACAGCCGGCGAACGTCACGGTCTCCGTGCTCTCCCGGGAGAATAACGGCGTGGCGTCCGAGGAGCTGCTCGCCGTGGTTCGTAATGCGCTGAACGATGAGGACGTCAGGCCCGTCGCCGACCGCGTGACCGTCCAGTCGGCCAGCATTGTCGACTACAGCATTGAAGCCTCGCTTTTCCTTTTTCCCGGCCCTGAAAGTGAGCCGGTACTTAACGCGGCAAGGGCCCGGCTGCAGGCCTACATCACGGCTCAGCATCGGCTTGGGCGCGATATTCGCAAGTCCGCCATTTATGCCGCCCTCCACGTTGAAGGTGTGCAGCGCGTGGAGCTCACCGCGCCCGCGGCTGACATCGTGCTTGATGAAACGCAGGCCTCATGGTGCAGCCACTACAGCGTAACCGTGGGGGGAAGCGATGAGTAATACCCGCCTCTTACCGGTTGGCTCATCGTCGCTTGAGGTCGCTGCGGCGCGGGCCTGTGCGGATATCGAAAATACGCCTGTTCCGCTGCGCCATCTCTGGAGTGCGGACACCTGTCCGGCAAATCTGCTGCCCTGGCTGGCGTGGGCCTTTTCGGTTGACCGCTGGGATGAGAACTGGCCGGAGGCCACCAAGCGGGAAGTGATCCGCGCCGCGTGGTTTATTCACGCCCACAAGGGAACGATAGGCGCCGTGCGCCGCGTGGTGGAGCCGCTTGGCTATCTGATCAACGTCACCGAATGGTGGCAAACCAACGATCCGCCCGGCACCTTCCGCCTTGATATCGGCGTGTTAGATACGGGCATCACCGAGGAAATGTATTACGAAATGGAGAGGCTCATCGCCGATGCGAAGCCTGCCAGCCGCCACCTTATTGGCCTGAATATCATCCAGGACATACCGGGTTATCTCTATACCGGTGCCCTGAGCTATGACGGCGACATCATCACGGTTTATCCCGGATAAGTGAGAGCACAATGACAGTGAAATATAAAACGGTTATCACCAAAGCCGGTGCCGAAAAACTGGCTGCCGCGACCGTCCCGAACGGCAAGAAAGTCAATTTTACGGCGATGGCCGTCGGTGACGGTGGCGGCACGTTGCCGGTTCCTGATGCCGGGCAGACCGCGCTGGTTAATGAAGTCTGGCGCCATGGGCTGAATAAAATTAGCCAGGACAATAAAAAGCTGAACTATGTGATCGCGGAGCTGCTTATTCCTCCCGAAGCGGGCGGTTTCTGGATGCGTGAAATGGGGCTTTACGATGACACCGGCACGCTGATTGCCGTCGGTAACATGGCGGAAAGTTACAAACCATTGCTGGAGGAGGGATCGGGTCGTGCACAGACCGTGCGTATGGTCATTATGGTGAGTGATATCGCCTCGGTCGAGCTGTCGATTGATACTTCCACGGTAATGGCGACCCAGGAGTACGTTGACGAGAAGCTTGAAGAGCATGAGCAATCTCGTCGCCATCCCGATGCCACGCTAACGGCTAAAGGGTTTACTCAGCTTAGTAGCGCGACCGACAGCACCTCTGAGACGCTCGCGGCAACGCCGAAAGCAGTCAAAACAGTGTATGACCTTGCAAACGGGAAATACACGGCCCAGGACGCTACCACGGCACAAAAGGGTATCGTCCAGCTCAATAGTGCGACCGACAGCGCATCTGAGACGCTTGCTGCCACACCAAAGGCAGTGAAGACCGTCAGCGATGATGTTACAACGCTTAAAAATAGCCTCGGCGAGGCCGCGCACAGAAACGTCGCAGATAGTACTTCTGGAGAATTAATTCCGGTAGGTTATAAAGGGATTTTCAAATCCAACGCATATCAAGGTCCGATTGATTTTGCTTCCTATCCGTTTGTTGTTGGTGAGTCGTTATTCATTGATGCGCGATATTCAACTAATAATCCGCCCTTTTTGACACAAGATTATTACTACATACATATCCTATGTGCCACTGGTCCTGCCCAGGGAGGGAGGGTAAACAGGCCTTTAATACAATTTGTTAATTATTCAAAATCAAATCAGATTCTCGCGATTCGTGAAGATGACGGGGCTACCATAAGTTGGCGTTATTTCCGTGGAGTACAATTTGATACGGACAACCAGACCGTCACTATTCCAGGTGAAATCAAAGCGCTGAATGGTGGTATAAGGTTAACCCAAAATAGTGTTTCCATTCATGGGGCGGGTAATAAACACCTTTGGTTTAATGACCAGAATGGCAAAGAAATGGGGTTGGTTTACGCCTCTGATGATAAGATGTTACACCTGCGGGCAGGGGAAGGTCCGGTAATTAATATTAATTCTGTCGGAAATCTGGACGTGCCTGGAGCAGTAAGTGGCGCAAGTTTTTATCAGACAAACCCCTCTGGTTCTTCAGGGTGGTATGGTGCCGGGAGTTTTGCTGAACAGTATTCAAACTCAGCTCCTTTTCTGATTCCGTTACGATATTCAACGCCAAAGGATGTCTCTATATATCTTCCCTTGATTAAAGGGTTGACACAAACAGACTATTATGGCTACGGATCAGCTGTAAGTTTTGGCATATTACGTTCAGGAAAAGGCGAATTTGGTTCTGCAATAATTCAGGTTATTGGGGATAACGGTAGTGGTGCCATATTAGGATTTAATGCAAATGGCAGATTAGACGTTCCATCGCAAGTCTATAGTGGCGGCCGAGTTGATGCTGTAGGTGATATTTCTTCTTCCGCAAATATATATTCCTCAGGGCAGATTAGTTCTGGCGGGAACATAGTTTCTGGTCAGGGTGTTTTTGAATCAGGCGGCTTGGTGCGTGTTTATTCCAGCAATAATCCACCGCCTCAACAGGATTTAAGTCCTTATGCAAAAAGAGATTGTATTACTTTCGTAGGGCTTGAAGCAAATAACTCAGTGGCACCCTATATGCGGCAGGAATCAACGGGGGCGATTGTCTATCTTGCTCAAAGGGATTGGGTTAACGGTAATTTTGCCACATCTTCATGGACGATAGCTAATTTCTTGCAAGGCGGTCTCAGATTGGCTTCGCTGGGAGTGGCAACAAACGGGAATAATGATAATGAATTTGCATATGCACCAAATGGAACTGTAGTGACTGCTGTGCAACAAAAATCGAATTATACAGCGATACAGTATCGCTCTATTCAATATAACATTGGCGGAAACTGGTACACGGCATGGGTAGCTTAATGAAAACGCAATCAGGTGTATTTAAAACGTATGACCCATTAGAACAATGGGGGGGGTATACAGCGGAGGATGTCGCTAAACTTTCATCAGAGGATCTGGAGTTATATTACATTGCAAAATCTCCTGAGGTAAATATAGTTTTCCTAAAGGATGAGCATGGTAATGATTGGTATCGTTGGTTAAAGACGCTCTCAAAAGAAATGCTCAAGATATCATTTGACCCGGACTCCAGAGAGATAATTCACTTTTCTTACGATGCAAGTGCTATTTTTCCCATTAATCAGATTGTAGTAGCCATCGCACCGGAAAATGTTCCTGATGAATTTACTGATGCCGGGATTAAAGCGTTAGGAGGGGCGTTTATTTATGATGGAAATAGAATTATCGCTGCACCAATAGACTATGTTGAAGAAGCACAACGCAAAAAACTGGAATTCTTAAATCAGGCAAATAACGTTATAGCTACGCTTCAGGATGCGGTTCAGCTTGATATGGCAACTGACAAAGAGCTGGCAACGTTGCAGGAATGGAAAAAGTACCGAGTTTTATTGAGCCGTGTGGATGTTAGTAAACCGGTCTGGCCCGAACGCCCTGCCTAACCCCAAACCCTCCATCCGGAGGGTTTTTCGTTTGTTGTGTAATCCTTTCCCCAACCCCAATACGTCGCATCAATCGCGCGCTCCACGGACAATAGCCCTACCACAAAACGAAGGAGTTAACCGGATGGGCGACTATCACCACGGCGTGGAAGTCATCGAAATCAACGATGGCACCCGCACCATTTCCACCGTCTCGACGGCAATCATCGGCATGGTCTGTACGGCCAGCGATGCTGACGACAAGACATTTCCTTTAAACGAGCCCGTGCTCATTACCAACGTGCAAAACGCCATTGCGAAAGCCGGTAAGACGGGGACGCTGTCCGCTTCTCTGCAGGCGATCGCCGACCAGTGCAAACCGGTTGTCGTTGTTGTTCGCGTGGCCGAAGGCACTGCAGAAACCCCGGAAGAGGCGCGTAAGCAGACCGTTTCCAACATCATCGGCACTACTGATGAAAACGGTAAATATACCGGGCTGAAGGCGCTTCTCACGGCGCAAACGGTGACCGGCGTTAAGCCACGTATTCTCGGCGTGCCGGGGCTGGATTCTCAGGAAGTGGCGACCGCGCTGGCCGCGATGTGCCAGAGCCTGCGCGCGTTCGGCTACGTCAGCGCATGGGGATGTAAAACCATTTCTGAGGCTATCGACTACCGCAAAAACTTCAGCCAGCGTGAGCTGATGGTTATCCACCCTGATTTTCTGGCATGGGACACCACCACGAACGCAACAACGACGGCCTGGGCAACCGCCCGCGCGCTTGGCCTGCGTGCCAAAATCGACCAGACCATGGGCTGGCATAAAACCCTGTCAAACGTGGGCGTCAACGGCGTCACGGGCGTAAGCGCTTCGGTTTCCTGGGATCTGCAGGAGCAGGCTACCGATGCGAACCTGCTCAACCAGGCTGGCGTCACCACGCTGATTCGCAACGACGGCTTCAAGTTCTGGGGTAACCGTACCTGCTCTGACGATCCGTTATTCGTCTTTGAAAACTACACCCGTACCGCACAGGTGCTGGCCGATACCATGGCGGAAGCGCACGCGTGGGCGATGGATAAACCCATCACGCCAACGCTTATCCGCGACATCGTTTCCGGTATTAATGCCAAGTTCCGCGAGCTGAAAACCAACGGCTATATCGTTGACGGCTCCTGCTGGTATGACCCTGAGTCGAACGATGCCTCCACCCTGAAAGCGGGGAAACTGTATATCGATTATGACTACACCCCTGTCCCGCCGCTGGAAAACCTGACCCTGCGCCAGCGCATCACCGATACCTATCTGGCAGACCTGTCAGATTCGGTTAACAGCTAAGGAGCTGAAGCATGGCGTTACCACGCAAACTTAAGTACCTGAATATGTTCAATGATGGCCTGAGCTACATGGGCGTTGTTGAGTCTGTCACCTTACCGAAGCTTACCCGCAAGCTGGAGAAGTATCGCGGCGGCGGCATGCCGGGCTCGGTCTCTGTCGACCTCGGCCTGGACGATGATGCCCTGGCGCTGGAGTGGACCGTTGGCGGTCTGCCGGACGTCGCGCTGTGGGCGCAGTATGCCTCTCCGGGCGCGGACAGCGTACCGCTGCGCTTTACCGGCTCCTATCAGCGCGATGATACCGGTGAAATCTCCGCCGTCGAAATCGTCATGCGCGGCCGTCACAAAGAGTTTGATGGTGGTGAGAACAAGCAGGGCGAAAGCGGCACCACCAAGATGTCCACCGAGTGCGCGTATTATCAGCTGACCATTGATGGCAAAGAGATCATTGAGATCGACATCATCAACATGGTGCTCAAGGTCGACGGCGTCGATCGTCTGGCTGAACACCGCAAGGCCATTGGCCTGTAACCCTTTAACCGGCCGGGTTCTCCGGCCGGTAAGTTAACTTATTGAAGAGTAAAGACATGGAAAAGAGCAACGAGAACGTCATGAACGAAAATCAACATATCGTCACGCTTGATAGCCCCGTTGTGCGCGGCGAGCAAAAAATTGAAAAGGTGACCGTCGCAAAACCCAATGCGGGGATCCTGCGCGGGGTATCGCTGGCGTCGCTGGCGCAATCTGACGTTGATGCGCTGATCAAGGTGCTGCCGCGGATGACCTCACCGGCGCTGACCGAGCATGAGGTTGCGCGCCTGGATGCCTGCGATCTGCTCTCTTTTGCAGGTAAGGTGATCGGTTTTTTGTCACCGGCTTCGGCTCGCTGAAATTTCCCGAAAATCTGTCGGTCGACGATCTGATGGCGGATATCGCGGTGATTTTTCACTGGCCGCCGTCAGAACTCTACTCCCTTAGCGTGACCGAACTCCTCTTATGGCGCGAAAAGGCGCTGCAGCGAAGCGGAAACCACCATGAGTAATAATGTCAGACTTCAGGAGCTGCTTAAGGCAGTCGACCGGGCAACCCGACCGCTTAACGCTCTCCACAACGCCAGCATCACGCTCGAGAGCGATATTCGCGATGCGCAGACGGCGCTGGGCGCGCTCGATGCGCAGGTAGGGAATATTAACGGCTTCAGGGAAGCAAACGTCCGGCTCACCGTGACGAAGCAGTCGCTTGCCCAGGCGAAACAGCAGGCAGCGGCGCTGGCGGTGCAGTTTAAAAACACGCAAAACCCCACCCAGGCGCAGGCTGATGCGCTGTCTGCAGCCCGCAAATCGGCATCAGACCTTAAGCTTGAGTACAACAGCTTACGCTACTCGGTTCAGCGCCAGCGCGCTGAACTTGCCCAGGCAGGAGTGAACACGCGCACGCTCTCGTCGGATGAGCGTCGTTTACGCACCCACATCAGCGAAAAAACGCAGCAGCTTAACCGACAGCGGGATGCGCTGGCCCGCGTCAATCAGCAGCAGGAGCGGCTGAGTGCCGTTCAGAATCGCTACGAGTCTGGAAAACGCGTTGCCGCACGGGTTCATCAGCTGGGTAATGCGGGCCTGGGCATGGCCAAAGCGGGCTTTGCTCAGACGTCCCGATTTATGGCCCCTGGCATCAGTTTTGAAAAGCAGATGTCGGCAGTTCAGGCAAGCCTTGGTCTGGAGAAGGGCGACGCCCGGCTTAAGGCCATTCGCCAGCAGGCGAGGGAGATAAGCGTCAGCACCGGCGTACCTGCGGATAAGGTCGTTCAGGCTCAGATTGAACTGGCCCGTTCAGGCTATGACGCTGATGGCGTTATTGCCGCCACCGCGCCCGCGATTAACCTCAGCCTGGCGAGAAATGTCGACGTGGCAAAAGCGGTCGAAATTCTCAGCAGCACGCGGCCAGGGTATCACCCGGCCGATGCGGAGGCTTCCGGTAGGGGTCTTGAGGAGTCCATCGCGCAGCCTGGCGCTCCGACGGAAAAGGGGATAAACGATGCCGCGCGCGTTGCTGCCGTGCAGACCGATAATCTTGACGGCGATATCAGCCGATTTCAGGCCGCGTGGAGTGGGCTGAAGATTGATGTCTTCGACAAAGCGGATGGCGCTCTGCGCAGCCTGATAACCACCGCAACCGGCTGGCTTGGCACGGCCTCCCTGTGGGTGAATGCCAACCCTGCGCTGACGCAGGGCCTTGTTGGCATCGTTGTCGGCGCGCAGGCGTTTGCTGGCGTACTGGGTGGCATTGGCACGGTTATCGCCCCGGTGCTGTCGGGCGTCAATATTATTATTGCCGCGGCCGGGATGTTGGGAACGGTATTCAGCGTGGTGGGGGGCGCCATCATGACGGTGCTGGGGGCCCTCAGCTGGCCGGTGATTGCCCTTGGCGCGGCGATTGCTGCCGGCGCCTTACTGATTTTTAAATACTGGGAGCCCATCAGCGCCTTCTTTAGCGGAGTGATGGAAGGGCTTTCGACAGCCTTCGCACCGCTGGGCGCGCTGTTCTCGCCGGTGATAACGGTATTTGACGCGATCTCGGAGAAGCTGGGCGGTGTCTGGCAATGGTTTACCGAGCTGATTGCGCCGATCAAGGCGACGCAGGAAACGCTGGACGGCTGTAAAAACGCTGGCGTGATTTTTGGGCAGGCGCTGGGCGATGCGCTAATGGCACCGCTTAATCTCTTTAACAGCCTGAGCGGCAAGGCCAGCTGGCTGCTGGAGAAGCTGGGTCTTATCAAAAACGAGTCGGGTAATCTCGACACCGCGGCGGCAAAAGCAGACGCGGCGTCCTCTCCTGCGGGCAGTTCGCCTGGGCCGGGGGCGGGGATCTATGGCGGCGGCCAGAGTTATCAGCCAACCCTCGTGCCGGGAGGACGCTCTTACGTCGATCAGAGTAAAAGCGAATATCACATCACGCTGCAGGGTAGCGCGGCCTCCGCAACGGATCTGACGCGTCAAATCCGGGAGGAAATCGAGAACAGCGAGCGTGAGAAAGCGAGACAGCGGCAAGCCAGCTTTACATATGGTTGAGGAGAGAGAAAATGTTAATGGTGCTAGGTCTGTTTGTCTTTGAACGACGAACCTTACCCTATCAGACAATGCAGTTTACAAAAGACTACCGCTGGGCATCCAGCGCTCGCATCGGGAAACCCAAAGCCTGGCAGTATCTTGGCGAAGGGGAGACATCCTTTAGCCTCTCCGGCTTACTTTACCCGGAACTCACGGGAGGAAGGCTTTCCCTCAAGGCGGTTGAGCTGATGGCAAATGAGGGGCGGGCATGGCCGTTGATAGACGGTACCGGCATCATTCACGGCATGTTTATCATCGCGAAGGTTACGCATACCCATTCGGATTTTTACAGTGACGGCACCGCACGGAAAATTAATTTCACTCTGGATCTTAAGCGCGTCGACGAATCGCTGATGACAACGTTTGGCGATCTGAGAACGCAGGCCTCAGAGCTGGTGGAAAGCGCGCGTAATGGCATTGGAGGGCTGGTGGGATGATCACCGAAATGAATATCCGGGCGGGTGGGAAAATCGCCCCTGATTTTATGCTTAAGCTCGACGATCGCGATATTACGCAAAATTTCAGCCCTCGTCTTATCAGCCTGACCATGACCGACAAACGTGGGCTGGAAGCCGATCAGCTGAATATTCTGCTGGATGATTCCGACGGGCTGCTGGACTTGCCTGCCCGGGGAGCAAGGCTCTCCTTATCGCTGGGATGGGAGGGAACCCCGCTGCAGCCGAAAGGGGACTTTACGGTAGATACCATTGAATTTCAGGGTGCGCCGGACACGCTGACCATCCGGGGATGCAGCGCAGATTTTCGTGGGAAGCTTAACCTCCGGCGCGAGCAGTCGTGGCATGACACGACGATAGGCGCGATAGTCGAGACCATCGCGCAGCGTAACCAGCTGACCGCCAGCGTGGCGGCAGGGTTTTCATCCATCGCCATCTCTCATATCGATCAGTCTCAGGAGACTGACGCGGCGTTTCTCACCCGCCTGGCCGAACGTAATGGTGCCTTTGTTTCAATCAAAGCCGGGAAGATTATTTTTATGAAAGCGGGCCACGCCGTGACCGCCAGCGGCACGCCGATTCCCTTAATGATGATTGAGCGTGGGGACGGCGATAAGCACCTTTTTTACGTCGCAGACCGTGAAAACTATTCCGGCGTGACGGCCAAATGGCTGCAAACGCGTGACCCAAAACAGCAAAATGCTCAATTGAGTATTAATCGTCAGCCCGGGGTACAGCCGACGGAGGGACTACCGCATCCGGATGCCATCGCGCCGGTATCTGCACCCGGAGACAAAGCGCAGAAGCCGCAAGAGAGATTGGTGGGTTCGGCGGAGAATGTGTTTGAACTGACGACGGTTTATGCCTCTGAAGAGCAGGCGCTGAGGGCCGCAGAGGCGAAGTGGCGAGCGCTGCAGCGCGGTACCGTGAAATTTTCTCTCCAGCTGGCGCTGGGGCGAGCCGATCTGTTCCCCGAAACGCCGGTGCGGGTAAACGGTTTTAAACGGGTCATTGACGAGCAGGCGTGGATCATCAGCGAGGTGGTGCATACCCTCAACGATAGCGGATTTACCACGCAGCTCAATCTTGAGCTGAACGTCACCGACGAAAAATTTTCTGTGGATAGTGAGTAATGTGGTTGCTATTGGTTTTGTTTTGGGTATTATTAATTCACATTTTGTGAATTAACCGGAGGGGTACATGTTTCATTGTCCTAAGTGCAAACATTCAGCGCATGCGCGTACCAGTCGCTATCTCAGTGAAAATACCAAAGAGCGCTATCACCAGTGCACCAATGTGGACTGCAGCTGTACGTTCGTGACGATGGAGTCCGTGGAGCGCCTGATTGCGACTCCCGGTGCCTCTGAACGTGTCCGAACGGCTTCGCTGAACCACGGTTAGCGGCAGCGTCACCGGCTCAAAAAAGCCAATAAAAAAGCCAATAAAAAAGCCACTCAATTGAGTGGCTTAATCATATGATTCTACAGCTAAAATTTGGTGGCCCCTGCTGGACTTGAACCAGCAACTTGTCGATTATGAGTCCCAATTTAAATTCTTATAAAATAATAAGTTAGATTTTAAATGGGTTGTTGTATCGAATAATTTCAAATATGAAAGCATAATGAATAGGTCTGCTGCCATTTTGCTGCCAATGATGCCTATAAAAAAAGATAATCGCCATTCAAGAGGTAGAGGGCTAAACCAATCATAAAGGAGCCGAACAGCGAAAACACAGTGTTATACCAGTAGAAATAGATAGGTGTTTCGGAGCGGTAGATGTAGTAATTTTCATATGTACCTTTATACCAGCCGACGAAGACCCCACTTCTAAGAGCTTTTGCTGAATGAAAAATCATCCACAATCCGCAAAGAAGTACACAGGTCAATACTAATAATGTATCCCATTCCATAACTTGTCTTATAAAAATAACGCCTTAAAAAAGTGTTAGTGGGTTGAGCAATGTCGCTTCATTCAGGTGGTCATGTGCAAAGTGAGCGTAGCCGAGAAACTCGAAAATTTGGAGCTATGGAGGCGCGCAGCGGCAGCGGTACGCCGCAATAACTGCCAGAGAATGCTTAACAGCATAAAGCATGATTAAAATACCCCAAACGTATAATAAGTGCGGAGAGCCGGCACCAGGTGATCGAGCGGGGTATTGCCATCGAGGGAGGCTACGTGCTGGCAGACCCAGGGTGCGAAAGAATTGGCACTAAAAACAATATAGGGCGGATTAACCGCCCCTTTTTTTTACGCTGTTACACGCTCGTTCCACGCGTCTGAATATTGGACGTTCCCATCGCAATACTTCCAGGTGATCCGCTCATAGTGCAGCTGTACTCCCTCATTATGATTATGCATCTGTAAACCTGGCTCTTTGCAGTTATGCATAACTGGGTTAATGCTGACTACCCGCACATTCTCAAGCAGCATGTTGAAATACTCGACCTCTTGCCCCGCGTCGTTGATTCTGTACCACTTAATTTCAACGCTTTTAAGCGTCTGGCCGGTTGCTACCGCTTTATAGAGATACGGGCTGGAGCTATCAAATTCTTTCTCGATCATAAGCGGCGCATGTAAGCGTGTACCCGTGATTTTGCCCGTGTTGCTATCGGTTGGAACAAGCAAGCCGTGACTAAAAGAGAGAATTTCTACGCTATTTTCACGATCCTGAACATCTACAGACCCCCTGATCAGGTTGCCGCCATCGTCTTTAAGCCACATGTAAGCTGGAATAGCCATTTTTAAAACTCCATTTAATGAGGGTAAACCCTCATTAAATGGCTAAAACCGGATCGCAGGTGATACAAATTGTGTTATCGGTATGAGTGATTAAAACGCGTTAATTATTGATATTAACAATAAAAATGATTGATTGATCTCAAACAGTACCGTGCAGCGCCGTTGCTCTTATGTTGCTGGTTTTGCCAGGCAAAAGGGAATAACGATGGCATGTATACCGATTTACCCGCCCCGCGGGCTGGAAATTTTGCGCGAACACATTAGGCTCGCGCGGGCGCGTCACGGAGTTCAGGATATGGCTACCCCGGTTACGTATACGTGGTTTTATGAGCGAGTAAGAAACGGCGGGGTGTGGGATTACAAACAACAAAAACGGGCTTACGCTGACTTCGGGAATTTTCATTACGGCGCAGTGGGTTATGCAGCGTGCATACCTGCAAAGATTTTGCTTATTGCCGCCGGCGCGGCGCAGTGGAAAGCCGGCACATCAAGACCAGAGTGGGGGAATTTCACGGGGGCCCCGCCGTTTGGTGATGATCCGATGGACCAATTTTGGATAAAGCAAGGCATAGACTATGTTAAGCAGCACCACTATTAGGGCGTTTAAGGCGTTGCATTGGGTGGCTACAATTACGATGGCCATCGTGATTGCTGGGTACTGTTATTTCCAGCATATACAGCGTTTAACTGTTAGTGATCGGCTTTATGAAGTTCGCCAGCTCACGCCCCGGACCTGGTTATACATTACTGAGTATGACGGCTCGAACATAACCACGGGGGAAGTGTATCGTTATTTTTTAGCGAGCAAGATTGACGGCGATCCGCTGGTGGCTCTCGAAAAACAACATATCGCACCCACGCTTACAGCGAACACCGCCCGCGCGAAAGTTGACGGCATAGGCAACAATATCTCATTTACTGTTTATGGCACCGTGTACAGCTTTACAACGTCCGCATTTTTTTATGATGCTGAGGGAATAGCGGCCGCGCCGTCAATCGACTTAACGGCCCGTGGCGAGGGCTGGGACAAGGGGAAATTTAGTCGATAGTAAAAATCCCTTGCAGTCGGGTCAATGACCCGATTAGCCGAGTGTAGTGAAGATCTAACTGCGTACAAGTAAAGGGTAACTTGAAAAGCCCGCTCAACCAGTTGGTCTGCGGGCTGTGTAGTATTACCGGGTTCATTGCTGACTGAAATTATTTGACTAACTAATGACTAGCAGTTGAATCAACGCTTTTTCGGTGGTGGAGAAACCTGTTGTGTATGTTGAGTTTGGCTTGGTGGTTGATACCCGTTATTTTGCTGGTTTGGTCTACTAGTTGGTTGGTGACCCTTGTTCACTGGTTGCCAGCCGTCATTGGCAAACCCTGGTTTGTTGACTGGTTTTTCTTCAGACATTTTTCGTCTCTCTATTACTGGTTGTAGGTACTTGCAACTTAATAAACTCAACACTTTCGATTTCATTAGTCAATATTATAATGCCTAATGTATCGGTCAGTTCATGATCGAAGTCGCCATCGCTATCCAAAGCCCAATGTTTTTCTAAGTAGAGTTGCTCTGGTTCAGGCCTGCTTGATGCAAAAGAGTTGTAGCTATATAAACCGCCATATTTTTTCCCATTTTTAAGTGTTACTAAAACCCAGCAACATTGGTTCGTTGAGAAAAAATAGTCCCAGGCACGACCCATGGGATGAGGGAGTATCTGCCTGATTCGATTGTTCTGTCGAATCTTCAGCAGGAGTATGGGTAAAAGAACAGGAATAATCACTAGGACTGAGAGATAAAAAATATAATACCAAAATGGATGCGAATCGATAATCTTATTTGTTTCAATGAAATAAATGGGTATCAGCAAAAAGGAATAGTTAATGCAACTGTATGAAACTACATCAATAAGCATTTTGGAAGTGTCGTTATCTGCGGCTGGATGGAAGAGCCGATAAACTCTCATGCTGATGAAGCCTGGCATAATAAAAAGTACGAATAAAAGTAGTTTACCTTTTTCAAGTACGTCCAC